AGAAACCCCGCAAAGCACTGAATTTCAATGCCTTGCGGGGTTTCAAACGTTGGTACCGCCACCGGGACTCGAACCCGAGATTCAGCCGTGAGAGGAGCGAGCCGAACGGCTTGATTTCAAGGGTTACAGAGGATGGTAGCACAGGGGTACGCACAGGCGGTTTATTCCGCTACCCGTTTGCTCTGGTATACTTTCATCTTCTCTGCGGCATCGTCGATCTGGGAAGAATCGATGTGTGTATAAATATTCGCCGTGATCGAGATGTTGGCGTGCCCCATCAGTTTCTGGGCGGTCCGGATGTCCACGCCGGCACGGCACAGGTCTGAGCAGTATGTGTGCCGCAGGCAGTAGGGTGTCAGGTCGTCTGCGATCGGGTACGGCGGGATCAGCTGGTTCCGGTACACCCTGCATCCGGCCGTGATGTTCAGCTGCCTGAGGAAGGCCGTCCACCATCTCCGGCGGTTGCTGGTGGTGAGCTTGTGACCGGAAACCGTGAAAAGGTAGTCGAATGGTCCAGCATCCGGGATTCTGGAAATCAAATATTCGGGTATCGGCACGATGCGGTCCGCCGCCGCGGTCTTCGTGCCCCGGACGTGCAGCCGGTCGCCCTGGATATCCATTCCTTTCAGCTCCGCCGCTTCGGACGGGCGCAGGCCGCAGAGCAGCTGGAACAAAAAGTAGACCCAGCGCGGATCCGTGTCCGCGGTCTCGAGGATGTAGTGCCGTTCTTCCTCTGTGACAGCCCGGCGGTGACCGGTCGTGCCCTTCGGCACTGTCAGATGCTCTGACGGATCCTTGATGATGAGTTCGTTGGCTTCTGCCCGTGAGAAGACGAACCGCATCAGACCGCGTATCTTGCCGATGTAATCGGCGCTCATTCCCTCCATCGAGTTCAAAATCTTCTGAAGGTGCAACGGTTTCACATCCCGCACTCGCATATTTCCGATCGGCTCAATGATATACTTTTTCGCCCGGATCCACGTATTCTCCATGGCGATGTCGCTGAGATGTGGCGCCTTGTAAGTCTCGATGCATTCCTTCGTCCAATCGGACACCTTCGTGCTTCCGTTCAGAATAATTCTTCCTTCTTCCAGGTCCCGGCGCTTCAGTGTGGCCTTCTCGATCACTTCGGCCTCGGTGTCGCCATAGACGCTGTACCGGCTGCCGTCGAAGGTAAAGGTTTTTCTGTACTTGTATTTCTTCGGCATGGAAACACCTCCTTTACTTTGCATAGAAAAAGGACCGCCATTTCTGGCAGTCCTTTCTTATCTGGCGGATATTCTTCGCCGTCCACCGCGGACGATTCTTTTTTCATCCCCGCTTAGTGGAGGGGGATCTCCAATCAAACGATTACCAGCGCAATAAGTAGCGCAATCAGTAACGTTATATAAATAAATATGGCGGCTTTACTCTTCACTTCACGATGATTGATGAATAGAAGTATTGCACCAAGCATCAGTGTTATGGCGAAGCCAAGAGACAGGTTCAGATGAACAAGGCTGCTTCCCGTCGCCAGCCGTTTACTGGAAAAGTTCACCATAATCAGTGAAAAAATTGATACGAATATGCCCATCAAAGTAATGATATTAGCATAAATTCGATTTTCCTTTTCGTTTAAGTCCTCCTCCATATCTTTCATTTTCTTCATCCGCTTTTCGTATGCGGACTTATATTTCCCAAATCCTGAGTAATTCGTTTCGTTATTAAAGGACGCATCTGCGCGTTGACTGTAATCCTTTTCTGGCCGATCCTTGAGCTCTTCAAAGAAGATTTGAGCAATGGAATCGCCAGATTCGATTTCGATGGCGTACGAGGAGCAGTTGAAAACCCGCAGGATAATGCGGGTCTTATGCCCTGGGAAATAATGAGGGCCACTAACCAGAAGGCCCTGCCGGATCCGTGAATTTTTCTCTCCGATTCGGCCGAGAAGATCTACGGGCATCTGAATCACCTGGTTGGTGTTGACCATTGCCATTTCGCCGGGCTGTAGCGTGTAGTCATCAACTGTCTTGCCATCCCCCGCTATGATATTCTGTATAGTGAGATCGTGTGAGACGGGGCCAGTCATCTCCGGGTCATAACCGCTGACGAAAATTTCGCTGGCGCGTTCCTTGATATTCTTATCTACGTACAACATCGGTAAATCTCCTTCACTCCATGTAATTATAGCACTATGGAAAACCGAAATCCAACTGCACTGAAAATAAGACAAGGCTGCTTTCTATTGTTCAGTTGTCTAGGTACACCGCAGGGGCGGACTGCCCTGACTATCTAATTATCATATCCTAATAAATTGGAATACGGCATACTCCTTCGGAGTCTCCACGCCGGCGCCGCGGGCGGCATCCGCGAGAGATTTGTTATGTTCCTTCATCTCCTGCCGGATCGCCAGCCGCTTCTGGTTCTCCGACAGGTTATCGTAGTCATCGATCAGTTCCTGCTGGCGGGTCTTCACTGCGAAATAGGTCTGTCCCAGAGCGATGACCTCTTTCCGTGGGTCGCCATTCATGACGATCAGGTAGCAGGCATAGCGGGAAAGCTGATACTCGGTCACGCTTCGTTCTGCCCCGGACCCGATAGGGACCATTTCCGCGAGGTCACGAAAATGGTCGGAGACTATATTCCCGGCCTGGTTGCAAGATGCTATTGCTCGGTCAGAGAATAATATTCTGCTCGAATCTGTTCGAAATGATTAAAGAGAATTTTGACCATGTCAATCAGATTGTGTTGTTAGTTGTTTTGGAACCTTCGTTCGCACACCATCGATATGTTCGAATAAATCGTCTTTGATTGCCATTCGCATCGGGTCAAGAATGAAATCGACACCCTCTCTTCTTGCCTGTTTAGCAGCTGGAACGAAATCACTATCTCCAGATATAAGGATGATCCGGTCGACCTGCTTCTTGAATGCGAGAGAGGAAATATCGCAGGCGATTCTCATATCGACGCCCTTTTGACGTATCGAAAGAAAGAAGTCATTTTCAGTTAATTCATTAACCGAAATCCGGCCATCAAGGAGTTTTTTCGTGGAGTCAGGTTTTAGGTTGTAAACGGCCTGTTCTTCCGCAAGTCTCCCTAATCGAAGTGCGAATTTGCGCTGGTGTTTCAGTTCTTCGAAGAATTTCAACGCCCAAGTATAATCAGGTGTATTCTTCAAATTAACGGTGCGTTTTAAGAGTGGATGGAATACCCGTTTTGTGGACGGCGGGCAGTCATAGTAGAAAACACGATAGAGATATGAATTGTATTTTCGTTCTTCCACGATGTGTCTGCGACAATAATCTGAGAGTTCTTTGGCTCTTTTGTCCGGTGAGACATCTCCATAAAAGTGGAATGCCCTTTTTCTGTAAAAGGCCCCGTCAACAAGGATTGCTGTTCTTAGCATATGTTTCCTCCATAAAAAATATCCCAAGTTTCGTCACACCCCTTATGGTGGGGGGAGTACTCCTTGGGATACGCTTTCAATTTAACCGCACTAGCGGTATCTTTAATTTACCCTAAATAGGGCAGATTGTAAACCCTAGGAATATTTTTATTATATTATATTTTTCTATCCGTTAAGAAATATGAACTATAAGTTATTCTGAGAAATGCTTTCTGTTCGAATTAATTAAGTTTCAAAAACTTGCGACCAGGTTGCAACTAAATTTCTATAAGGTTGCAAGTTAGTTGATTTTTCTTCTCGAATAAATGGATTTTCAACAGGATAAAGCCACCATCACATCAGCCCGTACGCCTGCAGCGCATCCCGGAGGAACTGCTCGTCAACGTCCAGATAGTCGGCGATTACAAATAATTATGTACAGCTTTTATTAGTTGGTCACGAAATTGATAAATGTCATTTAATGAATCCAGTTCATATCGTGCGATTCTCTATCTATCAGTGCTGACCAGTGCGATCAGGTCAGACATCTGCACCCGGTCCATGTCGATCCCGCGTCTCTGCAGTGCCGTCCGTGACTGGAGGTACTTGCTGCTGATCTGGCCAGTGGAACAGTACATTGCGATCTCAAACTTCAGGCTGTGGACCCGGAAGCTGATCTGTGTCGTCGTGGCAGCATATCTCTTTGCCAGGGTGTGGAGGACAAGGTCTTCGCACCCCTGGCAGCGCTGGAAGGCAGACACATAGTCCGGGATGAAAATCCGGTAAGGCATTAGCAGCTCTGCCGCCGATTCGTTCGCCTCCCACTCGTAGAAGGCGTTCTGGCACTGGCTCGGATCATCGTAACAGGAAAGAGCAGTGTGGTGTTTTCCGATATGTCGGATGCAGTGTGTCATTTCATGAATTGCGACGAAGCCGTTCTCTGTTTCACCTCTTCGGCTGTTCAGGATGATAGCGCCGGCCCAGCCTTCCAGTGGGGCTGCCATGCCCCGGAGCCCAGGGGTCCGGAAAGGGGAGTATTCCACAAGATAGCCCAGAGACTGGGCGAAACAGATCGGATGTGTGAGAATATCATGGCCTGTAATATCGTGTTCCCGCCGGAAGCGGTCAATGTCATCGTATAATTCTTTCTTCGTCGTCATTTTCTGTTCTTCTTCAGGATATTGATCACGTCCCGGATATCATCCGGATCGATGCCGTTTGCCTGGGCTTCCTTCGCAAAGTTAAGGTACACGTCTTGAAGACCATACAAATTCTTATGTGGTTCTATATGAGGGTCTTCATCCCATAAATGATCATAAGCCTCTTTCGCTGCAGCAAGATCCCCGTTATTTGCCTCCACTAAAGCATCCCATTGAGCGCCGCAATATTCATCAAGTCGATGCTGCGGGTCATTTTCATAATCGTATTCTTCTTCATAAGGGTCGTCAGTCCACCCCATTAAATACGCCGGCGTTGTATCCAAAGCGTTTGCGAATGAAACCACCTTACTTTGTGGTATATCATTTACGCCGGCCTCAATTTTAGCGATGGTTGTTTTGCTTTTGTATCCTAGTCTTTCAGCTAAGTCGGATTGGGTAAGATGCTGAGCTAAACGGCGCTCTCTTATACGATCCCCAATTTCTGTCATAGTACAACCTGCTTTCTATCGAATGAAATATCAATATAAGTGTAGTTAAAGTATATCTTTCTGTAGATTAAAAATCAATTATTATTGAAAAAAAGAAAAATAATAGTTGACGCAAAATCACTAGGGTGATAACCTATCGGTGGATGATTTATAATCATCAATAAAAAGGAAGGAGGTGGAATAGTATGACGGACACGAATCTGCTTCGCAAATACATCGAAGAAAAAGGCTATAAACTCAAGTATGTTGCCGCATATTTAGGGCTTTCTGGGTATGGTCTTTCGTTGAAATTGAATAATGTCAACGAATTCAAGACATCTGAAATTAATAAGCTTTGCAAACTGCTTGGCATACAGTCTCTCCAGGATAAAGAAGCTATTTTTTTTAAGGAAAAAGATGATTAAAAATCATCTTGGGAAGGAGGAAAGCATGAACAACATCAAAACATTTACCAATGAAAAGTTTGGAAAGATCCGGACGACCGTGATTAATGGGGAACCGTGGTTTGTGGGAAAGGACATCACCGATAGGCTCGGGTACCGAAACGGTAGTCGAGATATCAAACGGCATTGTGCGGAATCCGATAGAAGAAAACTAATGATCTTCGACGGGAAGCAGAACAAGGGCTCCCTTGTCATCAACGAATCCGGCCTTTACAGCCTGGTGCTCTCCAGCAAGCTGCCGTCGGCGAAGGAGTTCAAGCACTGGGTGACGTCGGAGGTCCTGCCGGCCATCCGGAGAGACGGGGTGTACATGACCGATGAAAAGGCGTTCGAGGTTGTGCATAACCCGGACGGGCTGGCGGATCTGCTGCAACAGGCGGCGGAGCAGCTGAGGGAGAAGGATATCGAGATCGAAAGGATGCGGCCGAAGGAGATCTTCAGTGATGCCATCACCGCATCCAACACATCCATCCTGGTAGGCGATCTGGCGAAGATCCTGAAAGGGAATGGCGTGGATATCGGACAGAAGCGCCTGTTCAACTGGATGCGGGAGCACGGATATCTCATCAAAGGGCAGCGGTCCGACCGGAACATGCCGACGCAGCGTTCGATGGACATGGGTCTGTTCGAGATCAAGGAATCGTCCTACATTTCCGGAGACGGCGTGAACCACATCACGAAGACACCGAAAGTAACCGGAAAAGGTCAGAAGTACTTCGTCAACAAGTTCCTGGCCATGCAGGAAGCAGAAGAGGAGGAGATAGCGGAATGATCAGTAGGCCTGACAAACAAGCCAGAAAAGAAGGACTGAAGCCATCACCGCTATTCGAGGTGACTGTAGTACGAAGGAAGGAGGGCGTATGAGCAGGAAAAGTACACTGACGAATATGCTGCGGCAGGAGGCTGGCGCAGTCGTGATGACCCGTAGCCAGCTTGCCAGGGCGCTCGGTTATGAGGATCCGCACAGAATCGATAAATACATCCGACATCTCACGCCGGTAGTCGGAAAGAAGTACCTGATCTCAGAGCTGGCTGAAGAGATCATCAGAATAAGGAGGTAGAGGGCTATGTGTTGCGCACAGATTTAGAAAAGGAGGAAAGGAGGAATGCGAATTGAGAGCACAAAAAAGGCCCTGTCAGAGCCCGCAGGCTGCGGTGCCCCAATAAGGCCAAAAACCTATCACTATTATTGTACCACATGAGGTGATGAAAATGCTTAACAAAATACGACGCCTCGTAGTAAAAGCCATAACCTACCTTGCTGGGGCTGCTTTATTCTGCTGTTTGTGTGCAGATCCGGAGAGAAGCGATCCACTGGCAGTGGTAATGATCTTGCTTGTGTCGGGTGGGTGGCTACTGGTGGTCGCCTGGGGAAATGGCTGGCTGCTGGGGACTAAGGCCTGGCAGGAAAGAGAAAGTGAGGGACGCAATGACTTGTGTTGATTGCATCTACAAAAACACCTGCCCCGAGCGGTCAAGGAATTACTGCTGCACCAATTTCAAATTAAAGGAGAAAGATCATGGAAACCATAAACCTCGAAGAAATGTACCAGGAGAAACGAAACTACGTAGAACGTAATCTTTTATTCGCATTGATCCCGCTGGGCATGGATGTCGCATTCCTCGTGTATGACAGGGATGAAAAAACAAAATCCGAAGTGGTGATCATTCACTACTTTGGTGGACATGAGGACCGAATTAATGTGACTTGCAACTCGCTATCCGCTATCTGCATGGAGACGGTAAGACAAGTGATTACCCACGACGCTCGAGGATATATTCCCGAGAAATAATGGGCAACTGCTAAGGCTATCAATGGAATCAAATAAGCACAAAGGAGGTGCACCATGAAATTAATTATTGAAATGACTGCGGCTGAAGCGGATGAAGCCATGAGCCAGAATTTAATTCAAGCTCTGGTATACCCGTTTTCTTCCAGGGAAACGGTCCGGCAGCACACTGCTAAGAACACAGAAAAATCGGAGAGAGCACCGGAGTCGGCACCAGTAACTCAGGCCCTGGAGGACCCGGCGGTGCCGACGACAGAACAGTCACCCGCTCAGGCTGTGCCAACCTCGACGGTAACTTACACAGCAGCTGACCTGCAGAAAGCTGCTGTCAGTCTGATGGATCAGGGAAGGCAGGAGGATCTGCTTAACCTGCTGCAGCAGTTCGGGGTCCCGTCACTACCAGCCCTGCCACAGGAGCAGTACGGCAGATTCGCACTGGGGCTGAGAAAACTGGGGGCAAGGATATGAAAACAGTAGAGCATCAGGATAGAGCCCATGCCTTGCTGTCGGCCTCCGGGGCGCATAGATGGATGCACTGCACTCCATCGGCAAGGCTTGAAGCACAGTTTCCAGATTCATCATCAGAAGCTGCGAAGGAAGGCACACTGGCACATGAGATCGCCGAAGCTAAAACACTTAACTACTTCAACCCTGAGGAATACAACAAGGAATGGCTTAACAAACGCCTTGCTGAACTGAAGGTGGGGGAACTTTATTCACCGGAGATGGATGGTTTCACTGATGCGTACAGGGACTACTGCCGGGCGTCAGCTCTCGAGTGGGAGAATGCACCGCATGTAGGTGTGGAGCAGAAACTGGATCTTTCGACATTCGTCCCAGGAGGCTTTGGGACGGCCGACTGCATCATGATCGGCGACCAGAAACTAAGGGTTATCGATCTTAAGTATGGCAAAGGAGTTCCCGTGGAGGCAGAAGCAAATCCGCAGCTCATGCTCTATGCTCTGGGTGCATATGAGCACTACAAAATGCTCTACGACATCCAGGAGGTGGAAATCTCCATCTTCCAGCCAAGGATTGACAACACATCGAGCTGGAAAATGCACCTTAGCACCCTCCTTGACTTCGGAGGTGTTGTCAGGGAAAGGGCGGCGCTCGCCATCAAGGGCAAAGGAGATGCAACCCCTGGGAATTGGTGTCGCTTCTGCAGGGCAAGGGCTCAGTGCAGGGCAAGGGCGGAGAAAAACGTGGCGTTTGCCTTTAAGTCGCACGACTCCCCGGAGCTCATGACGCTTGATGAGATAGGCGGATACCTGGAAAGAGGCGAGGACGTGGCCAGATGGCTTAAGGACCTGCAGGAGTACGCTCTCAGTCAGTGCCTTGCAGGTCATGAGGTGGCCGGCTGGAAAGCCGTCGAGGGAAGAGGATCCAGAGACTGGACCGACCAGGAAAAGGCTTTCAGACGTCTCGAGGAGCATGGCATCGATGAGGCGATGCTCTACGAGAGGAAGCCACTCAGCCTGGCGCAGACTGAGAAACTCGTAGGAAAAAAAGACTTTGCTGACACCGTAGGCGACCTGGTAGTCAAGAAGCCTGGCAAGCCGACACTTGTACCCGAATCGGATAAGAGAACCGCAATAACTAACGTTACAACAGCCGCAGAGGCTTTTAAGAACTAATCAAGGAGGACTAATTATGTCAATCGGAGATATCACAAATGTTACAACTGGTGAAGTAAGACTCAGCTTCGTGCATCTTTTTAAGCCTTATGCCTTCCAGGCGGGGCAGGAAGAAAAGTACAGTACAACGGTCCTGCTCCCGAAGACAGATATATCTACCAAGCAGCGTATCGACGCCGCCATTAATGCCGCTAAGCAGAAAGGTGCGAACGGGAACTGGAACGGCGTGGTCCCGCCGGTGTGTGCAGATCCTATCTGGGATGGTGATGGAGTAAAGCAGGACGGAACGCCGTTCGGGCCTGAGTGCAAAGGACACTGGGTATTCACGGCAAGATCTTCCGAGAGCTATCCTCCGGAGGTCGTGGACAAGGTGGGGAATCCTATCATCAATCAAACCGATGTCTACAGCGGCTGCTATGCGCGGGTCAATGTCGAGTTTTACCCATACAACTTCAACGGTAAAAAGGGCGTCGGTTGCTCACTGGGCCCGGTCCAGAAACTGAGAGACGGAGAAGCCCTCGGCGGAGCCGCGCCGACAGCGGCTCAGGCCTTCGGAACTCCTGCGCCGAGCGTAGCAGTTGACCCTATCACAGGCCTTCCTGTTGGTAATACCCCGTTCTAAGGCGGTGCGCCATGAAGCATTTAAGTATCGACATAGAAACCTACAGCAGTGTTGACATTGGGAAGGCTGGCGCATACAGATATGCGGAGGGCGAGGACTTTGAAGTCCTCCTCTTCGCATATAAGATGGATGACGCACCAACGGAAGTCATTGACCTCGCATCCGGTGAGGCTGTGCCGGATGCGATAGTACAGGCACTCAGGGATCCGGAGGTTATCAAGCACGCATATAATGCGGCGTTTGAGTGGTGGTGCCTTAACCACGCCGGCTATGACACACCTATAGACCAGTGGCAGTGCACCATGATCCATGGCATGTACTGCGGGTATCCAGCAGGTTTGGAAGCAATCGGCGAAGCGTTAGGTCTGCCGGAGGACAAGAAGAAACTTGCTACGGGTAAGGCACTGATCAGATATTTCTGCGTCCCTTGCAAAGCCACGAAGTCGAACGGGGGCCGTACGAGGAACCTCCCTATGCATGATCCAGAAAAGTGGCAACTCTTCATCACCTACAACCGGCAGGACGTAGAGACGGAGTATGCAATCTCTCAGAGGCTTGATGACTGGCCTGTACCGGATCAGATCTGGACACAGTGGAGGCATGATATCGAACTCAATGCCCGTGGAGTAGCGGTTGACAAAGATCTCATCTCTGGCGCGCTTTACCTGAGCTCAAGAAGAACAGCTGAGCTGATGGGAAGAGCGAGGGAGATAACAGGGCTGGATAATCCTAATTCCAATGCACAAGCCCTTCGTTGGATGCAGGAGCGGGGTATTGGGATCAATAACATGCAGAAGGCCACAGTCAGTGATCTTCTGGAAAAGGATCTCCCTGGGGATGTCAGGGAGTTACTGGAGATAAAGCAGCAGCTCGGCAAGACATCGGTTTCGAAGTACGAGGCAATGGACAGAGCTGTCTGCGATGATGGGAGAATCCGCGGTCTGCTGCAGTTCTACGGAGCGAACCGATCCGGAAGATGGGCCGGAAGGCTGGTGCAGGTACAGAATCTGCCGCGAAACTATCTGCCTACACTTGACAGCGCAAGGGAAATGGTGAAGAAGCGGAATTATACCTGCATACAGGCCATCTATGGAAATATCCCTGATACGCTCTCACAGCTGATCCGGACGGCCTTTGTGCCGGCTCCGGGGAATAAGTTTATTGTGTCTGACTTTTCCGCAATCGAGGCGAGAGTGATCGCTTGGTTGGCGGGAGAGGATTGGGTGCTGGACGTATTCAAAGAAGGTGGTGATATCTACTGCGCTACAGCCAGTCAAATGTTCGGCGTCCCCGTCGAAAAACATGGAGTCAATGGGGATCTTAGGCAGAAGGGTAAGGTGGCAACGCTGGCCCTCGGATACCAGGGAGGCCCGCAGGCTCTCATCTCGATGGGCGCCTTAAAAATGGGCATCACGGAAGATGAGTTGCCGGGGATTGTAGACAAATGGCGCACAGCTAACCCGAACATCGTCAGCCTCTGGGGCCGGGTTGACAAGCTGGTGAAGCACACAGTAGAGACCGCACAGCCCACCTATCTCGGACGTGTTACCTTCCGGCTTGAAGGTGCCGCGAACGATCAGAGGGCGCTCACGATAGAGCTGCCTTCCGGAAGGAAGCTTTTCTATCAGGCACCGTATCTCGGAAAGAATCGTTTCGGGCATGATGCGCTCCATTACAAAGGAGTTAACCAGACAACGCGCAAGTGGGAAGACCACGAAACTTACGGTGGGAAGCTCACGGAGAACATCGTGCAGGCCATTGCAAGGGACTGCCTGGCGGTTACTCTTGAGAGAGTCATTGCGGCCGGGTATAAGCCGGTAATGCATATCCATGACGAGATCGTCATAGACGCTGCGCAGGATCAACATCTGGACGACGTGAATGCGATATTCTCTCAGCCGATTGACTGGGCACCGGGACTCCCGCTTAAGGGTGACGGCTTCGAAGCGGAGTATTACAAGAAGGATTAAGTTATGCTAAATGACAGACAGCTTACAATTACAACCGCCAGCAGCCGCAGATCCGTCAATTGGGAGCGCTCTACCATCATGTGGTCTGAACTCTGTGAACGCCTCAAGACGCCAGTGAGATCCACGGAGACATTGCAGGAGTACCTGGGCTATAAAAAGGCACGGCAGGATGATCTGAAGGATGTGGGAGGCTTCGTGGGTGGAAGTCTCTCTGGCCGCCGGAGGAAAGCCGATGCGGTGACGGGAAGAGACCTCGTCACCATCGACCTCGACACAATACCTCGCGCCGGAACGACCGACATCCTGAAGCGTGTCGGATCTCTCGGATGCGCTGCAGCTGTCTACAGCACGCGCAAGCATTCCGAATATGCGCCGAGACTCAGAATTGTTCTGCCGCTTAACAGGACGGTCACACCGGACGAGTATGAACCGATCGCCCGCAAACTGGCGGAGATGATCGGCATAGAATTCGCCGATCCGACTACCTTTGAGGCTGTTCGGCTTATGTACTGGCCGTCCTGCTCATCTGACAGTGAATATGTCTATGAGATCTATGACAACCCATTCTGCGATGCTGACGGCATCCTGGGACTATATGACGACTGGACTAATATTGCTTCCTGGCCGCAGGTTCCGGGCGCTGAGGCGCTGCAAAAAAAACGTTTGGCGAAGCAGGAGGACCCGCTGACCAAGAAAGGCCTTGTGGGAGCCTTCTGCCGGACCTACTCGATCACAGAAGCAATGGAAGCATTTATCCCCGGGATCTACGAAGCAACAACCTCTCGGGGAAGGTACACCTATTCCGGAGGATCCACCGCTGGAGGAGCTATTGTCTACGACAATGATCTCTTCCTATACTCTCATCACGCAACGGATCCGTGCAGCGGGCAATTGGTTAACGCTTTCGACATGGTCAGACTGCACAAGTTCGGAGACAGAGACGACACGGCAAGGGAAGGTACTCCGGTTAGTCGTATGCCATCTTTTTTAGCCATGAAAGAGCTTGCGGCAACTGATAAAAGTGTAACTGACCTTTTAGCCAAAGAGCGCATTGAAGAGGCTAATAAGGCCTTTTTAGAGGACATCCCACAGGAGGTATCGAAGGAAGAGTTATCCTGGGTATCCAAGTTAGCAGTAGACGGCAACGGCGCCATAAAAAAGACCATAAACAACGCCGTTCTGGTGCTGGAAAATGACCCGCTCATAAAGGGCAGGATCGCCGTCGATGATTTCGCCAACCAAGGCGTGGCTACTGGTCCGCTCCCATGGAATCCATGCGAGAGCCAGCGCCCATGGAGTGATGAGGACGACGCCAATTATGCTAACTACATGGAATCCTACTATGGGATAAAAGGCCGTGACCTGCTGAGCCAGGCGCTCACGATTGTTTCGGGCAGACATCGTTTCAACCACGTGAGGGACTATCTGCGTGGACTCAAATGGGACGGAAAGAAACGACTCGAATTGCTTCTCGTCGACTATCTCGGTGCGGAAGACAATCCATACACACGGGCGGTCATGCGGAAGTCACTTTGTGCGGCAGTAACCCGGGCGATGGAAGACTACGTCAAGTACGATTATATGCCGATCCTCACCGGGCCGCAGGGCATTGGTAAGAGTACCTTCCTCAGGATTCTCGGCAAAGATTGGTTCAGCGATTCCCTGACCACCTTTGAGGGGAAAGACGCGGCTGAAATGATACAAGGCGTCTGGATCAACGAGATCGGGGAGTTGACTGCGATGAATAAGCAGGAAACGTCAGCAGTCAAGCAGTTCCTGTCGAAGGTTGATGATATCTATAGGGCACCATACGGACGGAGGACTGCAAGATATCCCCGGCGATGCGTTTTCTTCGGGACATCTAATGAGTCAGAATTCCTGCGGGATATGACCGGAAACCGGCGTTTTTGGCCGGTCGATGTGGCAGTCAATGATCCGGTAAAGAATGTCTGGAATGATCTTCCGCAGGAGGTCGACCAGATATGGGCGGAGGCATACTTCTATTATGCGATGGGCGAAGCCCTGTATCTCCCCAAGGATATCGAGGCAATGGCTGAGTGCGCACAGAATGATCACAGCGAGGGCGGTGTACTCTTGGGCATTGTTCAGCAGTATGTGGATACCCCCGTGCCGGAGAACTGGCAGCAGATGGATATCCAGCAGCGGAGACTTTTCATGCACGGGAATATGCCTGTAGATGGGCCGCTTGTGCCTATGGACCGCATCTGCATAGCGGAGATCTGGACTGTAGCGCTTGGTGGTGATCTTAAGTATATAAAGCCGCAAAACAGGAATGAAATCAGTGCTGCTTTAAAGCAGCTTCCGGGCTGGGAACGAACGAATTCTACGATGCGATGCGGCCCCTTTGGGGTTCAAAAAGGGTACCAGAGGAAAGCCTGAATGTGGTTTACAAAAGTGTAAACCGCAAAAAAACCGGTTTACAACAGGTGTAAACCGCAAAAAATCGGTTTACATATTCGGTTTACACCGCAAAACGTTGAAAAATCAATAGGTATAGTAATTATGTAAACTGTAAACCAATACTATATAGAGTAAAAAAAATAAGAAAAAATAAGGCCCATATACGTCTTAAATCCTTAATGCGCCTTAATTTATAACTCTATACGCGTGCGCGAGGTTTGCGGTTTACTTTGGAGGGTGCACATGAAAGAACGAGATATAGAAAAAGTCCTTGTGGACGAGGTCAGGAAGGCCGGAGGCAGGGCCTATAAATTCACATCACCAGGCAACGACGGCGTGCCGGATCGGATAGTGCTTTTACCGAGTGGGCTGGTCATCTTCGTGGAACTTAAGACCGAGGTCGGCCGACTTACCCGGCTGCAACGGATCCAGTGCGAGCGGATCAGAGATCTCGGCCAGAAGGTCAGAGTACTGCACGGGCTGGATGAGGTAGCGGACTTCTTCCAGGAATTTGAGCTGACCGATGCCTCCGAAAGAATCCGCAAGCGAGCCGATAAGGCGGAGAGGAGGTGATGAGGTCTTGGAGTTTAAGCCTCATGAGTACCAGCGTTATTGCATCAGTCGGATAGTGGATACCCCGAAGCTGGGTCTCTTCCTGGATATGGGCTTGGGCAAAACAGCCATAGTTCTCTCCGCTGTGAAGGAACTCAAGTACGAGCGGTTCGCCGTCCGGAAGGTCCTTGTCATCGCACCGAAGAAGGTGGCCGAAGGTACCTGGACGAAGGAGAAGGATAAATGGGATCACACGAAGTGCCTGAGGATCTCGAGGGTACTCGGAAGCGAAAAAAAACGCATTATGGCCCTTCTGGAGACAGCCGATGTTTATATCATCAACCGGGAGAACACGGTGTGGCTGGTAGATTTTTTCAAGAATGACTGGCCGTTTGACATGGTGGTCATAGACGAGTCATCGAGTTTTAAGAGCCACAGGGCGAAGCGGTTCAGGGCGCTGTCTGCAGAGCTTCCGCATATCAAGCGGCTGGTGGAACTGACCGGAACGCCATCGCCGAATGGCCTTGCGGATCTTTGGTCACAGATTTACCTGCTGGATGGGGGGAAACGTCTGGGGGAGAGATACTCCGGCTTCCGTGAGAGGTATTTTGACGCTGGGCCGAGGCATAATGGCGTGGTCTATAAGTACACGGCAAAAGACGGCGCAGAACCTGCGATCCTGTCGGCCATTTCCGACATCTGTGTCAGCATGAAGGCGGATGACTACCTGCAGCTTCCTGATATCGTCATGGACGAGATTCCGGTGGTGCTTGATCCTAAGGGGGCGAAAGCCTATCAGGAGATGGAGCGGGATATGGTGCTGCAGATGCCGGAAGATGATGAGGACATTAGCGTCACCTCTGCGGCGGCACTGTCCAATAAGCTTCTGCAGCTTGCGAACGGAGCTATCTACGACGACGGCCATGAGATTCATGAGATCCACCGGTGCAAGATCGAGGCGCTTATGGAGCTGATCGAGAGTCTGCAGGGGAAGAGTGTGCTGCTGTTTTATAATTACCAGCACGACAGGACGAGGATCCTGAAAGAGTTGGCGAAGACTGACTTGAGAGTCAGGGAGCTGAAGACCACGCAGGATGAGGACGACTGGAATGCTGGTGAGATCGATATATTGCTTACACATCCGGCGTCCAGTGCCTACGGACTGAACCTGCAGCAGGGAGGGAATCATGTCATCTGGTTTGGCCTAAGCTGGAACTACGAGCTGTACACGCAGGCGAATAAGAGACTTCACCGGCAAGGCCAGAAGGAGAAGGTGATCATCCACCACTTGGTGTGTGAAGGAACGCGGGACGAAGACGTGATGGAAGCACTACAGCGGAAGGATGATGTGCAGCGGTATGTGATGGAAAGCCTCAAGGCACGGATAAAGAAAATCAGGGAGAGGAGCATTGGTTAACATCATGCCGACGTGAGGCCAATGCAAGAATATACGCATTTAATGTGTTAGGCGTGAAGGGAGGAAACATGAAAAGAGAAGATCTGCGAGACGGAGACGAGGTGTTCGTGCGTTGCACTTACTACAGCAAGGACAATACGGCTTTTAAGTCGGGGCGTATCATTAGGCTGCGGCATGGCGGGCGGATCATCGTGGACGCCACAGCGGAGGAATGCTATCTTGGAGAATCGCACTGTGACGGAAACAGCGGAAGAAAGAACGATTAAAACAGACTTATGCACAGGAGGATCACATGGAGGATCACATGGAGGATAGAGTAAATCATCCGGCGCATTATACGCTGCCGGGGTTGGGGGTTGAGAGTATTGACGTTATTAAGGCCGTGCTGGGTCCGGAAGGCTTCCGGAAATTCTGCCGAGGTTGCGCGCTGAAGTATCTGATCCGGGCAGACAAAAAAGGCGGAGCCGAGGATCTCCAGAAGGCGAGGGTCTATATCACCTGGGAGATCGAGACGGCTGGAGAAAAAGAAAAATCGAAAGATGCTGTGAACGAACCGAAACCTACATGGGATGCTGGAAAAGCCATCGCACTCTGGAATGCAGGGTGGATCGTTGATGCAATCCTGGATGAACTCCGATTGGACGGCAAGGCTCCGACGAAGGCGCAGTTCGTGGCATATATGGTGCAGCACCCGGAGAAATTCCAGGAGCGGAGGTAACAGATGCACAAGATTGCGCCGTGCAAGGGGTGCACATGGTGGCTGGGGAAACGGATCAGTCCCAACTGCCACGACACATGCCAAAGATTTTTGGATTGGCAGATGACGGTTCGAAAGGATCGAAGGCACCGGGAAGAAATTGACGAATACATTTCCGACGAAATCCGGAAAAAGATCCGACACCGGAATTTGAGAGGAGGGGCGAAGTGAATGAGGAAGAACTCAGGAAGATCCCAGGACTAGGGAGGGACATCCTGCGAAAGATTGAGCGCTTGTCTTACCTGAAGGCCAAGGCGGAAACCATCCCGGCGGTTGTCCCGAAGGAACGTGTGCAGTGTTCCCCGGTCGACCGGGGAAACCTTGCCGCCGACCTTGCGATTGACCTAAGTCGGGGAATTGCAAAGGAGCAGGAGACGCTTAGAGAGCTACAGAGTAGGGCAGAGGAGATATTCCAAGGGTCGTCCTCCTTGGACTTTGATGAGCAGCAGCTACTAAAGCTACGGTACCTGTACTGCATGAACTGGGAGGAGGTATCCGGGTATATGTACATGACTAACAGAGGCGTTAGAAAAATGCATGCGAGAGCACTTCAGAAAATTTTCCACGCACACGAAAAGTGTTCCTCATAGTTCCACCTGTTTCTGTGTTACTATGTATACTGGAAAATGCGAGAGACGGTGAGGGAAGTCTTTCGCACGATCTCCTCCTTCCAAACAGATAGCCAGCAGTATAGCGGGAGACTGACGCAACGTAATGCGTCAGTCTCCCGTTGTCGTTGATGGTTAGATACTTAGGGGCTCCATTTTACCTGGAGCCCTTTTGTTATACCCCGGCCGCCCCGATCAACGATACAGGGTACGTGGGTGATTAAAGGCGTGCATGCGAGCGGCCGGAAATAATTAGATAAGCAGTGGTGAGGTAATGGCGAATGAGAAAAACTTAATACCCTTCACATCTGACCAGAGCCGAGAAAAAGCCGTGAAGAACGGCAGGAAGGGCGGAATAGCTTCAGGGAAAGCAAGAAGACGTGCAAAGTCGATCCAGGAGATGACGAGGCTTGTGCTGCAGCAACCGCTTAGCAGTGAGGGGAAACTGAGGGTCAAGAACGGAGATCTGGATCTATCGGACATCGACGAAGATGATGTCGTCGGGCTGCTGAGCGTGGTTGTAGGATTATTTTCTGCCGCTTCTGAAGGCAGCAGTCAGGCAGCGGAGACACTCCGAAAATGGTATGACGGTAACCGGGTGCGGAAGAAGGAACGCCTTGAACAGGAAAAGATGGAAGCAGAAATTGATGCACTGAAAGCAAAAATAAGAGCCCTTGAAGGCACAGAGGATGACACCTCAGATGACGGCTTCCTGGAGGCTCTTAGAGGCTCCACAGAGGATGACTGGAAGGATGATGACGATGACCCTCCGGCATAATTCGACTTTTCGGTTTCGATCCTTTTCCCGGCGGCAGCGTATGGTCCTGAACTGGTGGATGGCCGATCGGTACAAGGAGCAGAACGGGATCATAGCGGACGGAGCGATCAGGTCGGGAAAGACGGTATGCATGTCGTTATCCTTCGTCATGTGGGCGATGGAGCAGTTCGACAATGCAAATTTTGCCTTGTGCGGAAAGACGATCGGATCGCTCCGGCGGAACGTGCTAATGATCCTAAAGCTCATGCTCCGGGGAAGGGGGTATCTTGTTGAGGATCACAGGGCTGACAATCTGCTTACAATAAAACGCAGTGGTAAGCAGAATTATTTCTACCTCTTCGGCGGAAAGGATGAACGCTCGCAGGATCTGATCCAGGGCATAACATTGGCGGGGGCTTTCTTTGACGAGGTCGCTCTGATGCCGGAGTCTTTTGTCAACCAGGCTACAGCGAGGTGCTCCGTGGAAGGGTCGAAGTGGTGGTTCAACTGCAACCCCTCGGGGCCGCATCATTTTTTTAAGCAGAACTGGATCGATCAGCGGAGACAGAAGCACCTAATCTACCTGCATTTCACGATGGATGACAATTTGTCGTTGTCGGAAGAGATTAAGAATCGGTACCGGGGTATGTATTCTGGCGTCTTCTACAAGCGTTACATTCTCGGCATGTGGGTGGCTGCAGAAGGATTGATCTACGACATGTTCGATGAGGCACGGCATGTTGTGCCGGCCAAATATGCTACACCGCAGGGGACGATGCACGTATCTTGCGACTATGGTACCCAGAACCCGACTGTGTTCTTGCTGTGGGCTAAGGTCGATGGCAAGTGGATGGCCATTCGGGAATATTATTATGACGGTCGGAACAACAAGAGGCAGAAGACAGATAGCGAATATGCGGAGGATCTGAGCACCTGGCTCGGAGGCATTGCACCTGTGAGCATCGTAGTCGACCCGTCCGCTGCCTCTTTTATAACGGAGCTAAGAAAGCACGGGTATGCAGTGAAGAAAGCACGGAACGACGTGCTGGACGGCATCCGGTATGTGGCTACGCTGCTGAATGAAGACGAGATCGCGTTCTCTGACAGCTGCACGAATCTGATCCGGGAGTTCCGCTCTTATGTGTGGGACGAGAAAGCGGTCGAGCGTGGGGAGGATAAGCCGATCAAGCAGTTCGACCATGCGATGGATGCAATGAGATATTTCTGCTATACGATCATCCGGAAGAGCTCCGGATCAGTATCTGTTTTGAAATAGGAGACAGCAATGGAACTTAGTGTAATGAAAAGTGTCATACAGCGCTATGAACCTTTCCAGGCGGAATTCATCCGCAGGGCGCAGGTCTGTGAGCGCTACTATCTGAATGATACAGACATCATGCACAAAGCAAAGAATGATGATGGGAAAGACGGAGAAGAGTCTCCGCTCCGTAATGCGGACAACAGGATCCCGCGGAATTTCCACGGCCTGCTGGTGAATCAGAAGGCGGCATACGCTTTCACGACCCCTCCAGCATTCGATGTCGGCAATCAGTCGCAGAACAGGCTGATCGCGGACACACTGGGCGACCGGTACGCGAAGAACTGCATGGATCTCTGTATCAACGCGGCTAATACAAGCGTCGGCTGGGTGCACTACTGGATCAGTCCGGAAGAGGGCTTCAATTGGGCGGTCGTTGATTCGAAGCAGGTCTATCCGATCTTCAATGGCGACCTGGATGAGAAGCTGCTGGCAGTGCTTCGTGTCTATAAGCTGTTGGATGAGAATGACGGACAGACTTATGTCGTCTATGAGTACTGGACAGACACTGAATGCCAGGCATTCCGCAGGAGAGCGGCAGACACCGTGGACGAAGGCCTTATGATGTATGACATGTTCGCGGATCCGATGACTGGAGACCCGACAGATGAGTACCAGCACGGGCTCGGAGCTGTGCCGTTCATCCCGTTCTTCAATAACAACACGCATACGGATGACCTGGCTAATACCAAGGACTTGATAGACGTTTACGACAAAGTGTATTCCGGGTTCATCAATGACCTTGACGACATTCAGGAGCTTATTTTCGTGCTCTCAGGGTACGGTGGAACAGACCTTGCTGGATTCCTTAGTGATTTGAAAAAGTATAAGACGATCAAACTGGATGACACGGAAGGCTCTCCGGGGGTATCGACGATCTCGATCGAGATCCCGATCGAAGCACGCAGCTCTGTACTGGATGCCACCAGAAAGGCGATCTTTGAGCAGGGACTCGGCTTTGATCCTCGTCCGGAGACGTTCGGCAACCAGTCAGGCGTGGCTCTGAAATTCATGTACGCTTTGCTGGAGATGAAGGTCGGATTCATGCAGACAGAGTTCATGATCGGCTTCAATATGCTGGTACGCGCTATCCTTGCAGCGCATGATCAGAGTGCTGGGGCTATCCATCAGACATGGCGGCGCACTGCTATCCAGAATGACCAGGAGACCGCGGCGATCTGCAAGGAATCTGTCGGAGTGATCAGCACGCGCACAATCGTGGCCAACCATCCATTCGTTACAGACGCGGAAGCAGAACTGAAGCAGATGGAGAAGGAAAAGCAGGAAGCCATGGATCAGTATGCGGAGGCGTTCCCTCAGAACAATAATCCGGTAAAGGATGATGGCGATGACGACGAAGAAGGCGAAGAATAGAAGCGCAGACTACTGGAAGAAGCGGTCCATCGAGTTGGAAAATGCGTCTCACCAGCGCGCTGTGAGCACTTATAAAGAGATCGAAAAAGCCTTTCAGTCCGCACAGGCGGACCTGGAAGAGAGCATCAGCAAGTGGATCGTGCGTATCGCCCGGAACAACGAGATCTCTATTACCGATGCTAAGCGGCTGCTCGACGCTGATGAGCTTGAGGAATTCCACTGGACGGTAGAGGAGTACATCAAGCGCGGCGAAGAAAACGCCGTAACGCAGCAGTGGATAAAGCAGCTGGAAAACGCATCGGCGAAGGTGCACATCCAGAGGCTGGAGGCATTGAAGATTGATACGCAGAACGCGCTGGAGAACGCCTATGCGATCTATAACTCCTCTGTGGACGATATGGCCCGCAAGGTGTACGAAGACGGCTATTATAAGACAGCCTACATGCTGGAAAAGGGGACCGGCCTCGGCAGGAAGATTTCTACGATTGACCAGCGTAAACTGAGCAACGTGATCGTGAAACCCTGGGCCGTGGATGGAAAGAATTTCTCCACGCGGATCTGGGAAGATAAGTCCCGGACGATCAACGGGCTGCATCAGGCGCTCACGCAGGCGGCGATCAAAGGCGGAAAACCGGACGACGCCATCAAGGCGCTGACGCCGCTTGTCAGAGATACCGTAAAGAAAAAGAAATTTGCAGCAGGCCGTTTGGTTCAGACCGAACAGGCCTATTTTCATGCACGCTCTTCGCTGGACTGCTTCAGCGAACTGGGCGTCGATAAATTGGAATTCATCGCCACACTGGATAGCAGGACCTCTGAGATATGTCAGAGCATGGACGGTGTGGTGTTTGCGGCGAAAGATGCAGAGATCGGCGTAAACGTGCCGCCGCTCCATCCGAACTGCAGATCCGTCACGGCTCCATACTTTGAAGACGATGCGGGCCAGGGCATGCGTGCCGCGCGTGATCCGGAGACAGGGAAGACCTACTATGTGCCGGACAACATAGCCTATAAGCAGTGGCGAGGGGAATACGTTGGCGAACCAGAAGATCCTCTTATTGCTAAATATGGGGAAACAAGAGAAATCTTAGGAGAAAATACTCCGAGTATTGAAGAGTATCGTAGGATTCAATATAATAAAAATAGAAAGTCAAGCTTCGATTCGTACAAGCGAATGATAAGGAGCGGAGAGCTCACGCCATTGGCAACATTTGAATTATTTGAGAAAACCGAGAAGCAACTTCGAAAAGAATTGAAGAATCTAACGACATCAAATGGCATCGCAATAACTGGATATTCCAAACATTGCGTGGCGAGAGTAGTAGGATCAGTTGAACAACGGAGAAACGGCGTAGAAGTATCAGATCTGGTTGAGGCATTAAAATCTAAAGAATCGAAAATAGGAAAAGTGAAGACGCGAAAAGACGGTAATAAAAGCCAGAGATTTATATCGCATTCGGCGATGGTCACTGTCAATCCGGATACTGGGATTGTTATTCAGGTGAACCCGTATAGGAGAAGGAAATGATAAAAGCTTCGGATAAGCAGAAAACTATGGTGTCCAAGTACTTAGGAACCGAATACCAGGACATAGATACTCTGCTTGAGGATTTGGATGAAAAAATAACAGAAATTGGGTTTGACGAAAATTTTGAATTCCTCAATGAGACAGGAATCCAGCTGCAAACTCTGTTCGATCAGTTACTAATGCAGAATTCTTAGTGGGGAGCAGATATGGCTAAAGATGATATGTTCGTCATTATGTATAAGATTCTTGCCTACTTGTACGAATGTATGAAACGGGGGAAGAAGGCAAACCCTGAGAACATTTCGTGGGATAGCGAGATGTTTTCCATTCCAGAAGAGTATTGGAAGAAGATCTTGGTAGAACTCATTGAAAACGGATATATCAAAGACGTCTATGTCGTTAATTCGATCGGATCGCGTAGCGGAATCAAATTCGGAACGGATCCAAGCGTCACGATGGCTGGCGTCCAGTTCTTAGAAGAGAATTCCATGATGGCGAAAGCGAAAAGCGTACTCGGCTCATCGTTCCAGACGGTTCTCTCCAGGCTGATTGGTCTGCTGTAAATTGCATATCGTTTATAAACCGGCCTTCGGGTCGGTTTTTTAGTGCTGCCAGCATTGCACGCTGGTGGCACTTTTTATTGCCTCGGGCACGGCGAATAAACTGCCTGACGTTAAGCCCATGACAAGGCTGATAAAACAGTCATGCGCAATCCGCGCGATTAAAACGGAGGTATGAATATGAAACTGGAACAGCTACTCGGCGAAGACCTGTATAAGCAGGTAGCCGCCAAGATCGACGAGGTCAACAAGGACAAGGAACCCGTCGACAAAGTGAGGTTCGTTGATCTCTCTGAAGGCGCGTATGTGTCGAAAGACAAATACCAGCGGCTGGAGTCTGAGAAGACTACATTGCAGGAGCAGTACGACGCACAGGCGACCACGCTGAAAGACCTGAAGAAGAACAACGCAGAGAACGAAGAACTGCAGCAGCAGATCAGCAAGCTCAATGACGACCTGAAAGCCTCGCAGAAGAAAGGACTGGACCTCCAGAGGGAGTACAGCCTTAAGGAGGCGATTTCAAAGGAAGGATGCGTTGATCCGGACTATCTGATCTATAAAGCTGGCGGTCTTGATGGATTCACGTTCGATAAAGATGGGAACCCGGTAGGCGTCAGCGAAATGATCGGAAAGTACAAAGAAGACAAGAGCATGGCTCATCTGTTTGCGAAGGCGGCAGACCCTTACAAGCCGCAGGGCGGCGATGGGGCGAGTGCGGTCAATCCGTTCGCAAAAGAGACATTCAACCTCACGAAACAGTCAGAGCTGTTCCGCGACAACCCGGAGCAGGCTCGAGCACTTGCGGCCGATGCCGGGGTAAAGCTTTAAGGAGGTAAAACACAATGGCAGGAACTACACTTGCTGAAATCATCCAGCCTGAGATCTGGGTGCCTTATGTAATTAGACTGACAGCGGAAAAGTCCGCACTGGTTAGAAGCGGGATCATCCAGAACGATACGCAGTTCGACAGCCTGGCTTCCCAGGCGGGTCCGGTCGTCAATATGCCGTTCTGGTCGGATCTGTCCGGCGAGTCCGAAGCAGTCAAAGAAGGAAAGGACCTGACAGCAGACGGAATCAAAGCGAAGAAGGATGTCGCGGCCATCATCAGAAGAGCGAAGATGTGGAGCTCCACTGACCTGGCTGCAGCGATGTCCGGTTCTGATCCGTCCGCGGCTATCGCCTCCCTCGTTGCTGACTTCTGGGCGAGAGACATGCAGCATGAACTGATTGCATTGCTTAATGGTATCTTCGGCACATCCGAAACTGTTACAACGGCTCCGGGTGCAGAGAACCAGCTGGATATTTCCGGCGGCACAGGCAATGCAGCGAAATTCTCCGCTTCTGCGTTTATCGATGCTGAGCAGCTGCTGGGCGATAATAAGACCACTCTGTCGGCAGTCGTAATGCACTCCGCTACAGAAGCTGCACTGAAGAAGCAGAACCTGATCGAGACGATTCAGCCGTCCAACGACGTCGGCTTCGGCGTTTACCAGGGCAAGAGAGTCATTGTTGATGATGGCTGCCCGGTAGACACAAGCAAGGGAGTTTACACGACGTACCTGTTCGGATCCGGCGCAGTTGCACTGGGCAATGGTTCCCCGGTCGGCTTCGTTCCGGCAGAAACGGACAGAGACAAGAAGAAGGGCTCCGGCGTTGACTTCCTGATCAACAGAAAGCAGTACATCATGCACGTCCGCGGCATGGCGTTCCAGAACGTGAATACAGAGTCCGAAGGTCCGACGAGAGTTCAGCTGGCAGACCCGGCTAACTACAAGGCCGTGTATGACCATAAGCTGATCAGAGTCGTATCTTTCAAGCATAAGCTGTAAGGAGGCACTATGGCCGAACTGGAAGATGTGAAAACTCTACTCGGGATTACCGATGACACAAAAGATGATCTGATCCAGTTTGCCCTTTATGACGCAGCGGAGATCATCCGGAGCTATTGCAACATTAGCGTTGTCCCGGATGATCTCGATAGTACGTTGATCCGTATGGCGATTGAGATTTTTCGGAGTGAACAGATCGGCACAGAAAAGCCCACTGGATCGGTGATGTCTATTCACGAGGGGGACACGCAGATCACTTATGGCGCCCAGTATGACGCTGCATACAAGGAATCTCTGCTAAAGAACCATGCAAAAATCCTAAATCGCTTTCGAAGGGTGGTGTTTCGATGAGTGGATCCGACGCTCTCATGATGCTTTGGGCGGACAGAATGACGGTAAGCGTCATGGAATCGTATAAACGGGGAAATGGCTCAACGGGTCAAAAACCTGTCGTAAAGATCAAAAATGCGCCGTGCAGGCTGTCGTTTTCAAATCTCTCCGTAACAGATGCCACAAAGGACGTGGCGCAGATTGTCCAAAGCGCGAAATTGTTCTGCGCTGCAGAGTTTGACATCCCCGCCGGATCTCAGATAGAAGTATCGCATGCTGGTAGGAATTTTGTCTTCAAACGGTCCGGTGCGCCAGGGGTCTACCCAATCACCAACCATCAGGAGATCCCACTGGTCCCGACAGAGAGGTGGGCGTAATGACCGTAGAGTTGGAGGGTCTCAAGGAATTTCGAGAGTCTTTGAAGCAGCTGGAGGATGGCACGGACGAAATCGCAAGAGCTTGTGCAAAAGAGCTGGCGGCACGGATGCTTGCAAAAGCGGTCAAGCGGACTCCGGTTGGCCAGTACCCGGAATCCAGTGGGAAGCGCGGCGGGACGCTTAGAAGAGGCTGGACCGGAGGAAAGGGGGCGGCCAATGTCCTTCCATCATTGGACGTGCACTACGCATCCGGAAACTACTCGATTACCGTTGCAAATCCCGTAGAATACGCATCCTATGTGGAGTACGGCCACCGGACGAGAGGCGGGAAAAGCTGGGTCCCAGGCAGATTCATGATGACAATCTCTGCAAAGGAGGTGGAGCAAAGTGCTCCAGCGGTGTTAGAGCAGAAGCTTAGAAAGATGTTAGGTGACTATTTTGACGGAAGTAAAGGTCAGTAGTGTAATTGACGGGGTCTGCCTCGCTATAACAAACGCTTTCGAGGATGCGTACCCAGTGTACACGGATTTCGTGGAACATGGTTTTTCCCCGGGTTCCTTCTACGTGAAGATGGGTTCCTTCTCGGATGATCTGTTTCGGTGGAACAGATTTCGGCGCAGACACACCATGCTGATCCAGTATGTTTCGGACGAAACCACAGAGGCTGTTGAAGATTGTTGGAATGTAGCCAACACCCTTCGGCAGGTGCTCGAGAAGATCCGGATTGGCGAAGAATTAGTAGAGGGCTACGGGTTCTCTGCGGAAATGTATGACGGAGTGTTGACTGTGACCATTGATTATGACTGCTTCGTTGATAAACAGGAAGAAAACGATCCAGAAATGAATTCCGTAGAAACAGGGGTGAAAGCAAATGGAGAATAAACAGAAAACAGATCCGGAAATCCTCTACTCCAGAGAACAACTCTCCGCATCGAAGGCGCTGCGGAGGTATGAGGATTTCGTGATTGCGTGTATCGGCGAAGATGAGAAATTGAGCCTTTCAGCTGCGCAGGTTCGTATTGCCGAGAAGATGAAAGAAGAGGTGAAATAATGGCATTTGGTGGGGGCGTATGGGCTACGCAAAATAAAATTTTGCCCGGCGCATACATTAATTTTGTTTCTGCCGCGAATACAGACGTCAGTCTGTCCGACAGAGGGATTGCCACTATCCCGGTACTGCTGAATTGGGGGCCGAGTAATACTGTGCTCCCGGTGACGATAGACCGCTTTCGTAGAGACTGCTTTGATTTGTTTGGTTACGAAATCGATGCCGATGAGATGGTGCTGCTTCGTGAGATTTTTAGAAACGCCCAGTTGGTGTACTTCTACCGTCTGAACGGGGGCGGTGAAAAGGCTGCGAATGCTTACGGGACGGCGCGTTATGCGGGGACTCGAGGAAACGATCTGAAAGTGACAATTTCGGTCGATGTTGACGACGCACATAAATTCGATGTCACAGCATACCTGGGGGCAAAGACTGTAGATTATCAGGTCGTCAGTACCGCCACAGAACTGAAGGACAGTACCTTTATCATCTGGAAAAAGGACGCCGATCTTGCGGCTGTTGCGTCCGCTCCAATGACTGGTGGAACGAATGGTCAGCCGACAGTCGAGACGTGGAATTCGTATTTCCAGGTGATGGAGAGCTATTCGTTTAATGCGATGGGGGTCCCTACATCTGACGAAACCATAAAAAGGGCGGCGACGGCCTATGTAAAGAGAATGCGTGAAAGTATCGGGAAAAAGTTCCAGGTTATCCTGCATAAGTACGCAGGGAATTACGAAGGCGTGATTAATGTTGATAATACCTGTGCGACTGGGAATCTTTATGATGCTGTGTTCTGGGTTACAGGTGCGGAAGCTGGATGCAAGGTTAATGCCTCCTGTATGAACAAGTACTACGACGGGGAACTCGACGTAAACGTGGATTACACACAGGCAGAGTTGGAGGACGGTATTACTGCAGGGAAATTCCTGTTCCACAAGGTGGGCGATGAGACACGGGTCCTGATGGATCTTAATTCTCTGACCACTTTCACTGCGGACAAGAGCAACCTGTTCCAGGAGAATCAGACGATTAGGGTATGTGACCAGATTGCGACAGATATTGCCGTACTTTTTAACAACAAGTACCTCGGGAAAATCCCGAATGACGCAGATGGCCGCTCTGCACTCTGGGTTGACATTTGTAAGCACCATGAGGAACTGCAGCGGCAGCATGCGATTGAGGGTTTCCAGGACAAGGATGTCACGGTAGCAGCCGGCAAAGACAAGAGATCCGTTGTAGTTGAGGATAATATTATTGTGGTAAATGCCATGGCAAAGCTCTATATGGCTGTTGTAGTGGCGTAGATGGAGGTGCCTAATGCCTAACGATAACTGGGTGACCATGCTTGGCGCGGATACCGTAAATGCACACATGGCGAAGTGCTTCATCACCATTGGTGACGAACGCTATAACGCAATGAATGCCATTAATGTGTCCGCCAAGGTGGAGAAGGAGAAGAAGGAAGTGCCTATTCTCGGGCAGACGGGGAAGGGGCACAAATCCACATCCTGGAAGGGATCCGGTTCTGCCAAGTTCCATTACAATTCCAGTTTCTTCCGTAGAAAGATGCTGGAATTCATGGCGACAGGGGAAGACTTTTATTTTGATATGCAGATCATCAATGAAGACCCTACATCGAAATCTGGTCGTCAGGACATTACTTTGATCAACTGCAACTTTGACTCTGCCGTGATTGCCGCTTTCGATGCTGATAGTGACGATCCCCTTGAAGAGGAGATGGATTTTACCTTTGAGTCCGTTAAAATGGGCCAGGAATTTACCCTCCTCCCTGGGATGAGTATGTAGCATATGCGTGTGGGCGCTTCGGCGCCCCAAAGAATTAGGAGGATGAAAATGTCAGATCTGTCTCTTTTTATGCGATCTAACAAGAAAGAACGTGCAAACGCAAAGTTTGCAGTGACAAAGTCGCTTTGCGATCATGACGGGAACCCGCTCGAGTGGACCATTAGACCACTTACGACGGAGGAAAATAATGAGATCATGGACGATTGTACACGTGATGTGAAGGTCCCGGGGAAACCGAACATGTTCCGGCCCAAGCTGGACAACCAGAAATATCTGGTGCGCCTTATGTGTGCGTCCGTGGTCGAGCCGAATCTGAATGACAAGGCACTGCAGGATTCTTATGATGCAGGGGACGCATGGGAGTTGCTTACCAGAATGGTGGACAACCCCGGAGAGTTTAGCGAGTTCGGCGAATTCCTGCAGGCGTTCAACGGATTTGCGCCGCTGGAGGAGGACGTAGAAAAAGCAAAAAACTCATAAGAGAAGACGGGGAGAGCGAACTGGCATCTTACTGTCTTCTCAAGTTCAACATTCTCCCACATGAATTCTTGAATCTACCGCAGCGTGAGAAGGCGTTCGTGATTGCAGCAATAGAACTTTACGAAAAGGAATGCGAAAAACAGCAGAGGGACGCAGATAGAAAACTGAGGAAGTAGGATGGCAACAATTCAAACGACAATCAATCTTGCGGATCGAATGTCCGGCCCGATTAAAAACATCATATCCTCTGTCGATAGTATGATAACTTCCATGGATCACGCAAATGCGGCTTCGCAGAATATCATTAACACTGCGGCGCTCCGGACGGCGCATTCTGAACTTGGGCAGGCCAGGGCGCAGCTTGACGAACTGTCCGCTTCGATTGATCGGTCCCGGTCTGCGCAGGAAAATTTGAATCGGTCGTTCGCGACCGGAGGAAATGCCGCAAGCGGTCTGACTGGTAAGATGATGGGTCTTGTTTCTGCTTATGCGGGTCTACAGGGAATTAAGGCTATCGCCGGTGCGTCGGATAATCTTGCGACGATGCGTGCGCGAGTCGATCTAATGAATGACGGTGCGCAGTCGACGAACGAACTGATGCAGATGATTTATAACAGTGCACAAGATGCCCGAGGGTCTTTCGACTCCATGGGGTCTGTCGTTGCGAGGTTTGGAAACAATGCGAAAGACGCTTTTGGTTCGTCCGCCGAAGTTGTGCAGTTCGCGAGTATTATCCAAAAGCAGATGAAGATCGCCGGCGCCACGACAGAGGAAGCAGCGAATGCTGAACTGCAGCTGTCGCAGGCCCTTGGATCCGGAGTACTGCGTGGCGATGAGCTGAACTCGATTTTCGAGCAGGCCCCGAATCTGATCCAGTCCATTGCTGATTATATGAATGTTCCAATAGGACAGATTAGAAGCATGGCTGCCGAAGGGAAACTGTCTGCCGACATTGTGAAAAATGCGGTATTCGCTTCACAGGATCAAGTCAACGCCCGGTTTGCGAGGATGCCAATGACTTGGGGTGATGTGGTGACCACCACAATCAATCACATCCAAAACGCATCACAGCCGCTCCTCAATCTCATAAACGCCATTGCCAACAATTGGGACACCATTAAGCCCATAGCGATCGGAGTTGCGGGGGCAATCGGCGCCTATGCGACAGCCCTTGTAGTACTTAATACTGTGCAGGGCATTCAAAATGGACTGCAGACTATCGCCGCGGCGAGGACAGCAATGACCGCTGCAGTGCGGGGAGAAGAAGCCGAGATGACGTTCATGGAAACCGGAGCACAATACGGATATAACGCCGCACTGCTTGCCTGCCCGCTGACTTGGATTATAGCGGCTACACTTGCCGCAGCCGCGGCGGTTGTTCTTTTCGCTGGGCATATAGCCTATGCGGGAGGCGTGGCAACAACCACATTCGGAGTGATCTGTGGATGGGTTAATGTGCTCATCCGTTTTTTCATTAACTTGGGAAAGTCATTTTTTTCAATCATGGCTGCGATCGGAGGAGCCGCCGGTGCGACATCACAAAACATAAATATCGCCTTCCACAATGCGCTCGGAAGAGTTGCTTCTGAGTTCTACAGTCTGAGGGCGAATGCCTTGTCCGTCATCGCCGATATTGCCGACGGGCTAAGCAAGCTGCCATTCGTCAAGCTGGATGTTAGTGGCCTTCGGGCGGCCGCCGGTTCTTTCCGCAGCAAGGCCTCGAAAGCAAAAACCAGGAAACAATATGTTTCTATCGCAAAATCAGCTAAAGGCGCATACCTTGCGCAAGGCGGTAATGCCTTCAAGGGCGGTTGGGCGAGTGCAGCTTATGCGAATGGCGCAGCATGGGGGGACCGAAAGTGGGCGACCATCGCCCCAAATGTATCCAGCGTCAACAAAACACTTAAGCAGGGCGTGAAAAGCTTTAAGGCGGCGCCGAGCAAAGCAACGACGGCCACGAAAGGGACGAAAGGCTCGAGGACAAGTGCAAGTCGTGGGACGGGGAGCCACAAGATGAGCAGTGCTGTACAAAGTGCAGCGTCGGATCTCTCACTGATCCGGAAACTGGCGGAGAAGCGTGCTGTTGGTAAGGTTCTCAACGCAACCGTGAAGCTGGACATGAAAGGAATGAAGAACTACTTCAACAATAAGCAGGATATCGATGGATTCGTTGATGTCGTGGTCGACAAGATCACGACAGGGCTCAACGAGAAGCTGGACACTTCCGCAGAAGGGGTTGGTGCGAACTAATGTATAGGATCTACGTCGACAAAATGCTGTTCCCTGTTGCGCCGGCTACCATTGATACGACCATCAACAACCGAAATGAAAAGGTGGATCTCGCTAACGGGAGAGAAATCACCCGGATAAAATATCCGGGGCTCACCGAAATTACGATGGAATTCAGGCTCCCCAATAAGCCGCTTAATGTCGCATGGATTCAGTACGAGGACGGCTTTGTCCCTGCGCAAGAGTTTTTGGATAAACTCGAGAGCCTTAAGAAGAGGGATCGCCAGACGGGTTTTGATTTGACTATCATCCGGGAATTTGGAGAAAGTCGTCCTGAGGGAATGGCAACTACGATTAATTTCAAGCATGAAACAATCTCCGTGTCGCTCGAGGATTACAAGATCAAGGAAGATGCGGAGGAAGGGTTCGACTGGATCGTTGAGTGTACCTTTAAGCTGTGGCAAAAATGGGGGACAAAAACGATCAAGCTGAAAAAGCGCAACGGTAAGACGGTGAAGTTCTCCAAAGGCAAGAAGCGGAAGCGAAAGAAGCGCTACAAGAGTACGATCAAAACGAAGAAAGGCGAAACGCTGTGGCAAATTTGTAAGCGGGTTTATGGTTATGGCGACACCTGGGCTAATGTCGCAATTAAAGCAAACAAGGACGCTCTTAAGAAAGCGGCAAAGAAACTTGGGATAAAGCATTACAGCGGCGTTACTTCAGACTGGAAGTCAAAACGGCTGCCGGCAGGAATCACAATTCATCTGCCGGCGGTAACTTACAGTCCGAAAGCGAAACCTGTCACTGCAAAGGCGATCCAGAAGGACTTTACAGGCGTGTACAACAGCCTTTCCAAGTCGCAGCGCACCGTTCTCATCAATGCCTATAAGAAGAGGCACAATAGATAAGGAGGATAGATGAGTACGTTTATTTGGCCTGTTCCGTCTTCGAAAACAATCACCTCCGGCTTCGGGCCACGAAGGAGCCCGGGGGGGATCGGGTCGACTAATCACGACGGTGTGGATATCGGGTGCCCAGTAGGCACGGCTGTTATCGCTGCTCGATCCGGGAGGGTTGTCCGGTCCTGCTGGTTCGGGGGCTACGGGAATTATGTTGAGATTGATCATGGGGGCGGAGTCCACACGTTCTATGGTCACCTGAGCCGCCGGAAAGTTGGTGTAGGACAAATTGTGAGTGCGGGTCAGGTTATCGCCGCTTCCGGCAACACCGGGGCCAGTACGGGGCCGCATCTGCACTTCGGGATGCACATTAACGGTCAGAGGGTAAATCCTCTTAGCCATGTTCGATCGTCCGATACGAAGGGATCCTATACAGGGGGATCCGTAAGTAGAACGAGTCCGGCATACTCGGCTGCTGGGAAGAAAACGCCGGTAAAGAAGAACAAGCCAATCACTAAGATCAAAGTAAAGTCGGTATCAGGGAAAGTCGGGAAGCGGAAGCCCACAGCGTTGTACACGTACAAATCTGTGGAAAAGACAGGCGTTGAAGTTTTAATGCAGCACGGTGAATCGCTATTCGAGCCTGTAGTAAAAGGGCACGTCACTATTGAATGGACTCGCCGGGATTCTCCAGGGAAAATGACGATCACAGTGTTGCTCGACGGAAAACTGAAGCTTTCTCTGGGGGATGCTGTTCGGCTCCGATATAACGGGAAAAATATATTCCTCGGATTTCTGTTTCACTTCTCTCAGACTGCGGAAGGTGAAGCAAGTTTGACCTACTATGATCAGCTCCGATATTTCAAAAATAAAGATCTGCTTAAGTTGAAAAAGGGAACCTACTCTGCGGCGTTGAAGCAGATCTGTAAAAAATATGGACTAAAAACGGGGACGGTAGAAAACACCCGCTGGGTGCATCCTGCGAAGATCGTGGACGGAACAATCTTTGACGCCTTGGGGGAATATGCGGACATGACCACAGCACACACGCAGAAGTTGTATGTGCTCTATGACGAGTTCGGAAAGATCACGCTGAAATCTCTCGCTAAAATGAAATCGAACGTCTACATTGACGCAGAGCAGCTCGAAGACTTTGAGTACAATGCTTCTATCGATGATGGAACTTACACCTGCATTAAGCTGTATAAGGACGATTCCTCCAGCGGTACCCGGAAAGTGTGGGTACGCAACAACACCGCTCTACAGGCGAAGTGGGGGACGCTTGTTTATACAGAGAAAACAGATGAAAAAGGAACGAAAAATATTATGACCAGGGCGAAGATCTTATCCGGGCTATATGGAAGCGCACAGAGATCTCTGACACTCAAGGGTTGCCCGGGCGACATATCGATTCGCGGAGGATCCCTCGTCTACGTCACGCTTAAATTAAATGATACCGAGATCGGGAAAGGCGGGAAGAAAAAACATGCCGGAATGATGGTGGTGGAATCGGTCACGCATAATTTCGAAGGCGCAATCCACACGATGGATCTCAAGGTTATCGGAGGGAAGTTTAATGCATGACATGAATGACTTGTATCGTGCGGTCAAACGAGCTGGAAAGATGGCGGCCGAATCCGGCCGGCCGGCAGATATTGTGTACGGAAAGATCAAGTCTTTAGCTCCACTGAAGATCCAGTGGGGCACACTGGTTTTAGACAAAGATTTTCTGGTCCCCACAGCTCGATTTTTGTACGATACAGAAGAGCATCAACTTGCAGTGAAGGATAATCAGTACGGCGGGTATGTCTTGGTTCCGAAAAAAATTAAGGTTGGTGACAAAGTTGTCATGCTTGTGAAGCCTGGCGGCCAGGAGTTCCTTGTGATAGATAAGGTGGTGAAACAATGACACCTGTTTATAATGAAATCCTAACGGATGATATTGATGACGACACATTAGATACAGATTCCGACTCCACCCAGCCGGGACTTACCTGGCTTCTCGATCCGGATACAGAAACCATATCATCGAAGATGATTGATGATCTTGACGCCGTAAAGCAGGCTGTTTGGGTCATGCTGCAGACGATGCGTGGGGAGCATGAGATCTATTCAGATGATTTTGGGACGGAGATATATGATCTGATCGGGGATCCAATCCCCCTCGCTTATGCAGAGATCGAAGACGATATCCGAGACACTCTGCTGGAGGATGATCGGATTTCCGATGTTACAGATTTTGAACTTTACAAAGATCGCATCAGTCTCTTAGTGACGTTTAGGGTGGTCACCAATATTAATGGCGGAGAAGAGTTTGAAAGCGGGGTGAGAATGAATGGCGAATCTGATTGACAGCATCGGTGATTCTGAAGTTGTAGCAGGATCGACGGACCTTTCGATGGACGAGACATTCGAATTTATTCTTAATCGGATGCTGGAAAACGTCCCTGATGAAGATGAGGGAGGACTTCCGATTGATAAGCGTGAGGGATCTGTAATCTATAATGCCCTGGCGCCTGTGGCCATTGAGCTGACGAATCTCTACGACTACCTCAGAATTCTGGAGAATGACTGCTTTGCTGATACTGCAGGGCTGGAAGCTCTGACACGCATTGCAATGGAAAGAGGGGTAGCTTATAGGGATGCCACAAAGGCCATCTTAAAAATTAAGGCTGCGCCGACCACGGTTAACCTCATCGGATGTAGATTCATGATTGCAGACACGGACCTTGCCTTTGATGTGAACGCAAAAGTTGAGGGGACTGCAGATCTGTGGCTTGCAGAGTGCGAAACTTCTGGGAGCGCTGGTAATGTAACGGAGGGCGACCTGGTCCTCGATGAGGTTGGTGAAGAATCCGTTGTGGACGATTTAGAATCCGTATCTATCTCTGGGATCCAGACGATGGCCTATGACGCTGAAGATGTGGAGTCCTTCCGGACACGGTACTTCGAATCGATCAAAGCAAGCCGCTTTGGAGGGAATATAGCGGATTATAAAGAATTCTGCTTGGCGCAAACCGATGTTGGCGGAGTGAAGGTCACACCGCACTGGAATGGTGGGGGAACTGTTAAAGTGGTCTTCATCGACCGCAGCTATGCGAAGCCGACTGCAGAAATGGTTAACGCCCTGCAAACTGCGATCGATCCGGTGGAGAACTCCGGACTTGGATATGGGATGGCACCGGTTGGGCATCGAGTTACTGTGGAAGCCGCCGAGGAAGTTGCGATAAACGTGACAGCAAAGATCACCTATCTGAGAGGGTATGATTTTGACCGTGTAAAAACGGATCTTCAGAATCAGATCGGCATTTATCTGCTATCTCTAAGGGAGAATTGGGAAGCCGGCGATATCATTGTACGTAAAAGCGGAATCGAAAATGCCTTGCTCTCAGTTGATGGCATCGCTGACTGCTCCATTAGCTCACTGAACGGAGGGACAGATAATATCGTGCTTTCGCTGAATCAGATACCCGTTTTCGGGGTGATAACAGAAGGGAGAGCCGGCTAATGAAATTGATTGATTATCTCCCGGAGTTTTTGCGCAGATATCGAGAGTATCGATATATTTTTGACTATGGAGACCAACCGGAAATTACTCGAGTGGAATCGTCAGCGGAGGACCTCTACAACAATATGTTTGTGCTATCCGCAGATGAAGCGGGAATCCGGCGTTATGAGAAAATGCTGCACATCAGCCCCGCAGTGGGGGCAGAGATCGAGGAAAGACGGTTTACAATTCTCGCGATCCTTAACACGCAGCTGCCTTACTCCGAGCGAAAACTGCAAGAGATCCTCATTAATTTATGCGGATCGGCGGGCTTTGTACTCAAGGTAGACCCAGGGAAATACTCGGTCAACGTCAAGGTTGCTCTGAAGAGCAAAAACATGCTGGGCACTGTGTCCGACACGTTAAGAGAGATCCTTCCCGCAAATCTTGTCTGCGGTGTGGAACTTGCTTACAACCAGTGGGGACTGTATGATCCAAAAACCTGGGGAAGCCTCTCAGATATAACCTGGGCTGACATGAAAGAAACGGACTGGACGAAGGGAGCATAGGGTGAAAACAACATCAAATTATGGTCTGAAAAAGCCCGAAAAAACCGACTTTGCGTTGATTGAGGATTTGAACGCCAATGCAGACATCATCGATGCCAAACTTAAAGAACTTGAATCCTCTAACAAGAGCATTAAGAGAATCACAGATTTACGCGTTGCGAGCACCGCTTGGGAAGACGACACCAGTGTGCCTGGATATGCTGCTCGGACGGATATCCCTGTGGAGGGTATTGATGGCGATTGGATGTGTTTCGAAGGAAGGACTTCCGATCCATCGAGAGTTGATCTCTACCAGGAAGTTGATACAATGAACAATGCCTTGCGGATTTGGATCAAGACAAAACCAGATCACGAAATCGTTTTTGAGTCATTTAGTTTCGTGAAAATTAATTAGTGGCTTCGGGATCCCGAAGTCATTTTTTCTTGCGGAGAGAGGAGGAACGATGCGATCTTCGGTTTTCAACTATAACGATGGCGCCGGGGTATATGTGGGGGCCACTGCTCCGAGCAATAAAAGGATGCTCTGGATCGATACCAGAAATGGTGGAATCGCTAAGTATTTCGACGAGATAAAATCCGCCTGGACAGTGGTGAAATCAGTATGGGGGTAATTGATCTGTGAGCATGAAATCTGCGGACAACGTAATCAAGCGTGGGAGCACGAACAGGAATATTTTCAAGCTGCCGGCTGAAATATCTCTTGAAGATGTGAAGATCCTTGTGTTGTTTTACCAGAATCGAGCAATGGTTGTGCGGAAGGAAACTGAGGATGTCACCATCAGCACTGACGACCATACAATCAGCACAGAACTGTCCGAGTCGGATACGCTGAAATTTGTCGCCGGAACGGCAGAACTTGAGGTTTGCATCAAGTATCCGTCAGGCCACACTTTGAGATCCCACATTTATCGAGTGATGATTGAGGAAACGCTGCTCAACCAGGAGGTGTGAATGGATGCATGAAAAAGATTTGGCGAGATTTGAATTGGATGAAATATCGTGTACTCATGCGTTTGACTTGAAGGAGTTTAACACGAAAGGGTCATACGATCTGTCCAGGAGTAACCTGATGGTGGTTGATCGGACACTCGCCGATTACAACCACCTAGAGAATCTGCCACAGATCGAATCAGTGGAACTTCGGGGCAATCGAAGAATTGAAGAGTTTGGTATGACAAAGGCCCAGAACACAGACATTCTGAGCCTTTTTAAGTAGAAAGGGAAAACACATGTCGGCATTCGAGAAAATCTTGGATTTCCAGGAGTTGGCCTTATACGACTCATTGATTAAGCAGTTCATCACAACGCAGCTTGCCGGATATGTAAAGGCGGAGAAGGGCAAGGAGCTTTCCGCAAACGATTTAACGGATGATTTGCTTGCGAAGTTGAACAGTGTTACCAACAAGCTTGATGTTAGTGGTGACGGGTCCGGTGTGACCATTTCGCCCACGGGCGCAACCACGAGGATGAATCTTTCTCCAGGAAGCTCCCTGGCTGTGATCGTTGGGCAATTGATGAAATGGTATACAGATTTATCTTCCGTAGCGTGGAGTGGGAACTACACGGATCTGAAGGGCACCCCGACCATTCCGAGAGACAACAAAGATTTAGCCAATGGCGCAGGATACCAGACGGCTGCCGATGTTGCCGCAGCGATCCAGGCGGCCATCGCAGGAGAGTATGTGACGGTAGACGTTCTCCCGGACACCGGAGAGACCGGAAAAATCTATCTCGTGCCGAACGGTGGAGCCGCTCCCAATGTGAAAAATGAATATATTTGGCTTACCGAGTTGAATAGTTTTGAAATGATCGGGACCACACAGGTAGACCTGTCTGGGTATCTGAAGACGGAAGAGGTTACCCTGGCAACAAACGACGATATCAACGGCCTGTTTGCATAGGTGGTGATCTGATTGGCAATTACAAAGCTGATTAATATAGACACCTTAAAAACGGCGGTAGATAAGTTGAAAACATTGATAGCAGGTAAAGCAAATCACACCGTACACAAAGACATCAACGTGATTGGAACTACTAAGTCTACTGAATCGATTGGTGATGAACAGTTAGTGTTTCCAAAAGGAGCTATCTTCTCCGGGACTGCATTAAGCGCTGGACTTACCACCAGAGGAATATGCGGGGTTACTTCTCCTGATGAAAACGGAGGATGTGAAAAGGAAAGTGTTTACATCAACTTTGACGGCGACACTGAGTACAGATACCAAAGACAGCTGGTTTTACAGGCAGGGTCGCCGGGCGCGCATTATGGATACAACCTCTATCAGTACGCCGCCGCTCGTGGCGATGCAGTCAAGGGATATGTGGACAATGCCACCGTTGCTGCGGCGAAAAAAGCAACTAATGACTCTGAAGGTAATGCAATCAACACGACTTACAGAAAGGCCGCTGAATCCTACACAAAAGCAGAGGTTGATGCAGCAGTAAGTGGCAAAGTCAGCAAATCCGGCGATACAATGACCGGAAAACTTACAGCTCCCAAAATTGAAACCGGAACTGATGAGGCAAATTACTTTCAATCAAAGAAATTCCGTGGCGAAGGAGATGCCTCCACATATTACCATGCCATTGATTTTGGATATTCTGGACATAATCAAGTAGACCTCTATGAATGGGGTGGAACGTGGAATTTTTATCAAAATCAAAGTGGAAAGAAAGGCGGCTCACTTGTAGCATCAATCCAGCCTGACGGGGTGCATGCTACGCTGAAGGGCAATGCCGACACTGCTACCAAAGCTACTCAGGATGCTAAAGGCAATGTCATTGATGAAACATACATAAAAGCCACAGACGCCTACACTAAATCAGAGACCGACGAAAAGCTGAGCGGGAAAACTGATAAAGCTACAACTCTTGCTGGGTATGGGATTGGTAACGCCTATACAAAAGAAGAGACGGATGCTAAGAATGCGTTGAAAGCAGACAAAGCAACAACGCTCTCCGGTTATGGTATTACTGATGCATACCGCAAAGAGGATGTATACACAAAAACCGAAGTTAACGAGATGATCGGCGGAGCCGGAGGTGTCATCGTATCCGCAGAAGCTCCATCAAAAACTAACGTGCTGTGGATAGATACGGGCAACGGCGGCATCGCAAAATATTATGATACAAGTAGTAAGGCTTGGACGACAGTCAAGTCTGTCTGGGGGTGATTTAACTGAGTGATTTTACGGCGGAATCTATGAACAACCTTAAAACTCTAACGAAATCAGAAATGAGCCGGCGTAAAGGGTATGGCAGCCTGGAAGAATACGCCGGCTCAAACTATGATTTTGCTACATCACCTGTAAAGGACGGGGTTATCCTTGCAGATCAGGGAGACAAGACCGTAAATCTCCTGCTTATGATTAAGGACATTACCGGAGTGGACAAGACGCAAGCAGGTAAGATCCTGCCAAATCCGGAAAGTATCCTTAATGCGGTAAACAGCTATGCGTCAGAAACGATGGAGGGCGAAACATCCTCATGCAGAGGGGCTTGCACGGGGCTGTGCGCCGGAAGTTGCATTGGCGGGTGCAATGGTTGCAGTGGTAAGTGTGACTCGGGATGCCAGGGGTGCACGGCAAGTTGTGGCTCTGGTTGTGCCGGGTCAACTATGAGTGCTTAAAAGGAGGTGATGGCGATGGCGTCAAGCTGTCCGTGTGTAGGCAAATGCTCCGGCTGTACCGGATGCGGAAATAATTGCCAAAAGAATTGTGGGAGTGGTTGCACTGGTGGATGTGATGGTGGATGCTATGGAGATTGTGAAGGAACATGTAAGGCGCACTGCGCTGCTAATGGTTGTACCGGGGTGTGCAGTGGATGTACGGGCTGCGGTCACTGTGATACGGGGTGCTCTACTGAATGTACGGGATGTACCGGGGGTTGTCAGAGCAATTGTTCTTTGTGTTCAGCGACGTGTACCGGTGATTGCACGATGACATGCACCGCCGCCTGTAAAACTGGTTGTGGAGATTGCTCCGGGTGCACGGGCACATGCACTGGATGTCAGGCGTGCAGCGGGTGTTCTGGTTGCTCAACCGGGTGTGGCGGTGGTTGCAATACGGGATGCTCGGGATCGTGTAAGTTATCATGCAGCGGAAACTGCTCATCAACGTGTTTTAACGCCTGTACTGGAGAAAGTACCGCAGTCATGGCAAGTAAATTAACTACAACTACTAAGTAGAGAAAGAGGTAAATGTATGAAGATTGTGCTGAAGGATGGAACCACATACGCTATCGCTAAGTTCCGTGAAGGGTATTCCACTGAAATTGATGGGTCGAAGAAGCTTTATGCCATCATTTCATTGACCGATGATGTGAGTGTATCGAATCTGATTTCGACGTTTACGGAGGAGAATGTTGCCGATTTTACAATCAGCACTGACGACGCTAAGACTGCGAAGAAGTATGGCTATGGCAAGGTTGCAGACATCTACAGCAACATGACGGATTATTCCCATGTGACAGAAGTCAGACTGGAAGAACCGTCCAAGCAGGCATAAAGGAGGAAAGATGAAGCAGTATTTGAGAGATATCCCCGAGGACGTTGTTAACACCATCGAGAAGGCAAATTACGAGTACGAAACGTTGAAGGACAATGTGGCTTTCCTTCTTGACCAGCATCAGAATGACCCGGATTTCCTGGCAAGCGATATTTTCAATCGCTACCAGAACGCAGAAATCACAGCGAAGATGCAGTATGAACGGTTGAAGAAGGAGTTTGAGAAGAAGTTCGTCCCGAAGGAGTTTTCGGGGCATCAGATTAGTTGGTCGCTGGAATACAACACGAAGGTGCTTACTATTACGAAGATGTGCGATTGCGAGGTGGAGCTGTGCGGAGACACGTTGAACAATTTCAGGATCGCTTAGCACGGCTCTATCCGGAGCTGATGCGGAGCAAGACGGAGACAATTAACGGTAAGCCGATTCATGCGCTTTCCATGCCTGTAACGTTCCAGGTGACGGATGCTTGTAACCTGTGCTGCTCCTACTGTTATCAGATCAACAAAGGCCACCGGGTAATGAGCCTGGAAACTGCGAAAAAGTCCATCGACCTGATCATGTCCGGCGAAAAAGGTTTCCACGAGTACATTAACCCGGAGAAGTCCCCGGGAATTATTCTGGAATTTATCGGCGGGGAACCGTTTCTCCAGGTAGATTTAATTGACCAGATTATCGACTATTTCCGGGAGAAGGCGGTGGAGAACTACAGCCAGTGGGCGAACCTGTTTATGGTGAGCATCTGTAGCAATGGAACGTTGTATAAAGACCCGAAGGTACAGCAGTTTCTGAAGAAACATAGACAGCATCTTAGTTTCTCTGTCACGCTGGACGGAAATAAAGAGTTGCACGACAGTTGCAGAGTGTTCCCGGACGGCTCCGGGAGTTATGACCTGGCTTATTCCGCTATCAAGGACTGGATGAGCAAGGGCTACTACATGGGCAGTAAAATCACGCTTGCCCCGGCCAATGTGTCCCACACCTTCGATGCTTCGAAACACATGTTCGAAATGGGGTACGACGAAATCAACATCAACTGCGTGTACGAAGAGGGATGGACGCTCGACCATGCGAAAATCCTGTACGAACAGCTGAAGATGGTGGCTGATTATATGCTGGAAAACGACTACGAGGACTACTATTACGCCATGTTCGACGAAGCGTTTTTCAAACCAAAGGACCCGGAGGATGTGCAGAACTGGTGCGGTGGTGATGCATCCATGCTTGCGATTGACCCGGACGGAAAACTTTATCCGTGCCTGAGGTACATGGAGTCCTCCCTCGGCGGACAGCAGGAGCCGATGGTGATTGGTGACGTGGACAACGGAATGATGATGAGACCAGAAGAGCGGAAGCGTGTAGAATGTCTCCGGTGCATCACACGGCGCACACAGTCCACGGATGAGTGCTTTAACTGCCCGATTGCAGAAGGTTGCTCATGGTGCTCTGCTTATAACTATCAGACCTACGGGACGGCGGACCACCGGGCGACATTTATCTGCCCGATGCACAAGGCACGGAGTTTAGCTAACGTGTATTTCTGGAATTTGTATTATCGTAAGCACGGAGAGGATAAGCATTTTGAAATGCACTGCCCTGAGGAATGGGCCGCGCCGATCATTGGAGAAGAAGAATACAACATGCTACTGGAATTGTCCGGAGGGAATTAAATGCATACGCAGATTATCATTACACCCGCAACGATATTCCAGTGGTTGATGATCATCGCCGGAGGAATCATCACGATAGGCGGGGCGATTAAGGTTGTTGTCGGATGGTGGAAATCACTCCATGCGCCTGACGCAAAGAGGGACACGCAGTTGAGCAAGTTAAGAGCAGATGTAGAAAAAACACAGGAAAAACTGGAGGATCATGACGTGGCTCTGCGGGAGCAGGGCCATGCGATTGATCTGAGCATGAAGGGGATGCTGGCGCTACTCGACCATGCCCTAAATGGGAACAACATCACGCAAATGGAAGACACGAAGGAAGAAATCCGGGATTATCTCCTGGATCGTAAACTCAAAGGGAGGGAATAGGATTTGAAAGAAAGAAAATGGATTGAAGCAGCCGGAATCCGTGCAATGAAGACATTGGCACAGACTGCAGTAGCCACGATTGGAACAGCGGCAGTACTGGAAGCGGTAGACTGGAGGATGGTGCTGTCGGCGTCAGTGCTGTCGGCAATTTTGAGCCTTCTGACGAGCATCGCCGGACTGCCGGAGGTCCAGCCGAATGACAGGGACGACATCGAGCTCAAAGCGGATGACGTCACACCGGAAATGGAGCGGAAAGCCGCAGAGATCGCGGCGCAGGCTGACGACGAGGGAGAGTTGAAAGAGGGTGCGAAAAATGAGTAAGTTGGTAGCGCTTAACTGCGGCCACGGCACTACGACCAATGGCGTGTGGGACCCAGGCTGCACTTATAAGGGAAAGTCGGAGGCGGCTCTTATGCTGCCGATCACCAAGGCCGCAGTCAAGTATCTTCGTGGCTCCGGGGTGCAGGTCCAGACGGATGCGTTTTCTGGTAACAATAGAAACATGGTCAGTGATGTCCTTCTTGCCAACAGGACCGGGGCAGACATCTATGTGTCTGTCCATTGTGATTACTACCCCGCACCAGCGGGCATCCTGCCCCTGTATCTCTCCGGCTCCGGAAAAAAGATGGCAAAGAAGATGGCGAAATGGGTCAAGAAATATACAGGATGTAAATCTCGGGGTCTCGCTAAGAGACCGGACCTCTACGAGCTTAAGGACAGTGATGGTGTTGCCTGCATCTTCGAGTGCGGCAGCATCCGGGCGGACCTGAAGAGTTTTGAGAAGAAGGCTGACGAATACGGCCGGGGTATTGCCCATGGAATTTGCAGTTATCTGGGCGTCAAATTCACAGGCAAGAAAAAATAAGGCGTATACGCATAAAAATTCTTTTAAATGGATAGTGCGTTTTGCCAGTTTCTGTATATATTTGACCACGAGTCAATAAAGTCTGAAAAATGGGTCGCACATCGGGTCGCACACCATAGCACACCAAAACGCACCTTTTTACAACTGAAATTAGCGGTAAATGGAAATTGTAAAATAAAACAGAAACCCCGCAAAGCACTGAATTTCAATGCCTTGCGGGGTTTCAAACGTTGGTACCGCCACCGGGACTCGAACCCGAGATTCAGCCGTGA